TCCCATCTTTATCATAAAAGTTGCTTTTGTAATCTTCCCAATCTATTTGTATCGGAAATGTACATCCTCTACAAGCTCCGCTTCTCATGTTTATTTGCATTTCCTCCGTTATAGCAGCGCATGCATACAAATCGAACGAAAGAATAGGCAGCTTAATCTTAAAGAAAGATTGCTTAAATTCATCTCCTTTATCCTTCAAGTCATCTATCCACTTGTCATCAGCGGTCAAATCTTCTTTGAGTGGATATGCATTTAATATCTTAGCTTCTCCAAGCTCAGGCTTTGTGTCCTCAAATTGGTGGTGCTCGTAGCTCGGAGCTTGTTGATTTATGTGATTAACATAATGATAATCTTCACTATCTATTGCATCATAGTAGTCTATCAATGTTAAATCTGGGTCATAATGCGTATTTGGAGTCCCATCCTCATTTAAGAAACTTATTTTGTTAAACAAGGTTTCTCTATATATGCTTGGCATAAGCATAGTTCGAGTAAAAGGGTGTTTTATAAGCTCTACATACTCACCATTCAATATTCCTTTGTATATAGGGAAAGAAACGACCTTATCGAATGTATGACCTCCTATAGTAACATTATTATATACACCTACGTGTTCACCATACGTGAATAACAATCCGCTTTCACCATTCCATTTTATCTGTGGATATCCGTAAGGTATATTCTTATCACTTCCGCAAGAAGATATTCTCGTTATTATCTTGTTGTTTCGAGGAGTTTTTGAATTGTTTTTCAACCCAAGTCCTTGACCTTCGCGAAAAACAAAAGGATTGCCTACTTGCTCTTCGTGAGAGTTCTCGTATACTTCCTCAGAAGGTAAACCTAAGATTATCTTATACCGTTTCCCGTTTGAATATTCTTGTTCTGTATGTGATACATTCTCTACGATATAAGGAAGTTTCCAAGTATCATAGAACGTCTTTAATGCATCGGCTATACTATTGTTATCGAACGAAAGCACATCGCTCAATTTTTCGCTTGTTTCATTCGGAAAACGAGTGCTCTTCTCTACAATCCATTGAGTACCTTGAAGGTTTTTGTTTAGCTTGTCTATATAGTCGTCAGGAGTTCCAATCCATGAGAATTTATTAGATTCGCTCAAATAACTATTCTCATCATCCGATACAGCAACATCGGTAAACGGCAGATTTGCCAATTGGCACATTGGATGGTAGAAAACGAACGAATACTTTGTCATTCCGTTCGTTTCGCCACTATTGCTAACAACTCTTTCTCTTACTATTGTTGGCGGATTGACAAGAACAAACTTAGTCGGAATTTCATTTTCGTCATTAGGATTACGCTTATATTCTATATATTCATGCATAGTCACAGTGAGCGTATTATCCTTATAGTACACATCACAGCTTATCTTGTCATCCAATGCCATAACGGTGCTATCGTATGTAGATTTCCTGACAACGATATCATGGAATGGTGTCCCATCTGCATTATATATGGGGAATACTATATTTTTACCTAATGTGTTAGCCATGCCTTAATTTTTATAATTACAAAGATAATAAATAATACACTTAAAAACAAGGAAAAATAGCACCATTTGGGTATTACTTTCTTTTCTTTTATATTTGTCTTTTCCTGTACTTGTATGCTATCTTTATAACAAGTATCTGTTTTTGCTACTACTCGGTCACGATACTTTGTCTTTTCCACATACTTTGTATCATATATTGTATCTCCCTTTTGAAATACAGTATGATAAATAGAGTCGTGAACATTATTAATCAATGTATCGTGATGTACCTTTGTAACGTATTTTACCACCTCTCTGTCACGATATTCTATTTGTTTTTTGGTAGCGCACGAAGAAAACAATACCAATGCAACTATCGTCCATACGAGAAGTATTCCGTATCTCAGAATTTTCCCGTTGTTTATAAGTTTTTCTGCTTTCATAAGCTATTTCTTTTTAATGTTACCGCTTGCATCTACAATGTACTTAGTATATCCAAGATACATATTTGCCTCAGACACTCTACGCTTCCTTAAACTCAACAATGGTCTACCGCCAGCATTGCACCACTTAACCATTTGGTCTGTAACGTCAATATCGCTACACTTAGCAACTATATATTTCTTCATAGTAGAAGAATTAAAATTACCTACACCAAGGTTAAAAATCCAAGATGCTAAAGCATCGAATTGATTCTGCTTTGAAATCACGCCCAAGTTGTTAAGACACTTTTCAACGGCAGCTAAATCTTCTGCAAGAAACTTGTCAGCTTGTGCTTGGGTTATTTTCATACCCATTTTAACACCCTTAATGTGACCAACTCCTATTGTCGGAATACCAACAGAGTCTTTGTAGGCTGCAAGTTTGCAGCCCTCAAAGTCCTTTATCATTTTAATACCTTTTTGCGAAACTCTCATATTCTACTCCTTATTTTTCTTCTGTTTATTTGTCAGCGACTCTATCCTACGTCCTTGTCGTGCTTGTACCTTACGTATCTCGCTAATGACGTTTTCAAGTTCATTTATCTTCTTCCTAAGCTCTCTGTTCTCCTTGCGAAGTTCTGCGTTCTCCTTTCTAAGCATATCTCTATCGTTTCGGATAAAGTTGCACGATTTTTCAAGGTCTTCTATAGTGTTTTGATATACGTGTTGCTGAGCCTCCCAACCACCAGCCTCGGATTGAGTAGCCTCGCCCTCGCTCTTCCTCTTATAGGCACGATAGGTGAATAACCACCCCGTACCTAACACTACCGTTACAAGTCCTAATATAAATTCCATCCATCCCATAATCACTCCTCTTGGTCTTCTTTTTTATTATCCGCAATTATATCATTTCTATTCTCTGCCATATTTTTTGCCTTTTTTGAATCTGACAATGAAGCTTTGTCATTTCTACTCATAACGCCTCCTCTTTCCTTGATAACTCTGTCTACTTCGTCTGGAGCAGCGTCAGGACATCTTTCAATGATTGTCTGAGTAGATAGATACGGAGCTTCAATACCCAAATTAACAAGCTTTGTATTTGTTGTTTCCAACGACCAAGGTGTAATCTTAGCACCGATACGCACATCTGCGAAATTTGTCGTGCCATTATTCTCTAGGTCTAAGCCTTCTTGGTGTAGATATACCATATCATTCACAAAGCATTGCCAATCCATAGCAGATTGTACGGCAAGAGCATAGTCATTTGACATGGCGAGAGCTATTCCGTTTCCGCCACTTCCTGTGTTCGTGATATCCTTTGGCGTGATAAACGATGTTGAGCTGAATAGAGAAATCTTCTCTTCAAGAGTCTTTAGGTATTTATCCATAGTTTGAGGCTCAGGGAAGTCTAAGACCTTTACATCTTGCTTACCATTTGACGTATCACTCGACAAATTGACAATTAGTGTACCAGCATCCTTCTGTAGATTATCCTTTTCAAGTTGTCCCCAAAAAGCAAGAGCGAAAGTTCCAAATCGTTTCAATGCGATAGCTGATATATTAGACATAATCTCCCACATCTCTATAGAGCTTTCTGCATATTCCCACGCGACTTTCCCTCTTTTTATCAGCAAAGGATTTCTCGAAAATCCATGTCGCTCTGTTTGTATATCCCATCCTTTGTCTCCTTGTATGCAGCGATAATGATTAGTATTATCAAATGTATCTATTACTATTTTATCGTCAAGCTGATAGAATATAGAACGGGCTATTTCAATTCCGTACTCGTCATAGTTAGGAGCGAATTGATAACCATCTTCGTAAGAATAATTGTTTATTGAATATCTGCCAGTGTCTTTATCATAATTGTATAGGACTCCGCAATTACCTAATTGCTTACATGTATTGATAGCCATATACTTGTTCCATTCGCAGTTTCTCCACAACCATTCTTGCTTAATTTGGTCGAACATCTCTCTCTCCTTGTCATCTGGCTTCTTATTGAACAAGCTAAAATCAAGAGGATTTGCTGTAAGGTTTCTCACATGAGCAGAGTGAATCAACTTTTGGAAAGATGCAGTTTGCGTAACTTCAAGCATATTAGTTGGTAGCTCATTTCCATCAATTAGAACCTTAATGTGAGGTATCGCCTTATTTAATATAATATGGTGTAAGTCTGGACGATACTCAGTTATATACAAGTCTTGAGAAACTGGATGCAGCTTTAGATTTGCGAATCCTGTCTCCATAG